CCCCTGATATGCCAGCGCTGGCTCTTGCTTCACCTAACCTCTTTTCCACATCTATATCTAACTCTTTAACAGTAAGACTGGCTCTTTCTGCCTCTCTTGACAGTTCCCTTAAATCATTTCGAACATTTTCAATTGAATTTCCATCATCGACTGACTTTAAAGCACGTTTTAATTTTTCAACATCTGCTTCTGTACCTAACGCTTCACGCCCGATAAGGTCGATAGCTTTTTCCAATTGTTTAGCGGTTGCTGTGCCATTTCTAATAGCATTTGTAAGGTTATTACCTAATACATTTGCAAAACGATCTACACTCGTTCCGGTTGCATCAAAAAAAGTTTTTAACTGTTTAGTAGCATTCTCTTGCTCTTGTAAACCTCTATTTGTTGAACTAATTTGAGTCTGTAACTGTTGTTCAGCGGTTCTCGCTTGTAGTAATTGTGTTTCATACCTCTGTATTTCGACTGAATTTTCGCCATATTTTTGTTTGGCTTTTTCCAACTGTTGTTCATAATTTTGAACTTTACCAGCCGCTAGAGTATGCTGCTTTCCTAAATGTTCTATTGCTAAGCGGAATTTTTCTGTTTCAGACGCATTTTCTCCAAGTTGTGCTTTTTGAAGTTCATACTGAGCGTTTAACTTTGTTGTTGAAGTCTGTAATTGATCTTGCTTACTTTTCAGTTCTTGAAGTTTTTGTGATGCCTTAGCTGTTTCACTTGTTCTTTCTTGTTCAACTGATTTAGCTTCTTTTAAACTCTCAGATGTTTGTTTCACTTGATTCGATAACTGCTGCTCTGTAATTAGTTGACTTCGTAATTTCGTTTCTAATTTAGCAACCTCTGCTGAATTAGCACCATATAGTTGTTTGGCGCGTTGTAAATGTTCAGCTGTTGTTTGGGTCGCCTTTTGAGCAAGTGCATATTGCTGCGATAAATTTTGAAGTCTCGCCTGTAATTTATCTGAATCTGATCCAGTTAACTTCATCTGTTCTTGCTGTAATTTCATTTCTTGACGAAGTTTCTTTGTTTCTTGATTCATTTGTTTCATTGAATCTTTGTATTCTTTATCCTCTGCTTTAAAGGTAACCTGAACTTCTGTATTTCTAGCCATCCCATCACCTACCTTTCCTTGGGATTATTGCGCCATGCTTCAAATGCTGTAATGCCCTCATATATGCGCTCCACAGAAGAAATAGGTTCATGCCAAAAAGTCTCTGGGTCAATCCCAGAGACTACACAATAAAGTACATATAAATCTTCCACACACTCAATCTTTATCTGTGGTGGTTGTACTTTTTTTTATTTCGGTTACTATTGTTCGTACTTTTCTTTAATGAAGTTGCAAACTGATTTGGATTCTGATTAATAAAATCAACTACAATATTTACATATGATTCAATTGAAGTTGCAAGTGATTCATGATATTTCATCAAGAAATCATCAAATGATAATTTCAAATCCTTATTTGCTCCTGTAACCGCCAAGTAAATTACTTTTTGTAAATTTGTTTCATCGATTCCTGCTAAAGCTGATAAATCGAAATCTGAATCTGTATTTAGCCCTTGTAATTCTTGAAGTTTCGCAAGATCACTAAAAAGAGAACTATCTAAAAGTCCTAATTCTTTACCTTTTTTCATTACATAATGCGTCAAAAATGCTGGGTATGCCTTTGCGTTAATATATCTTCTTTCAAAATTCCCATCTACTTCATATACGTCAAGTTCTTTCAATGTCACCATTTGGATCTTCATCTGTAATTTCCTCACTTTCATTTGATTGTTCATTTACTTCCATAGAAAAAGCCCCATCAATTTGAGGGGCTTCATTAGGGCGTAGTTGCTTTTACAAGGTCTGTTGTAAAAGCTGTATGCCATTTGTCTGCAATTGTTTTATCTTCCAACTCAACAACTAACGCTTCATAATAAATATTATTTAATTTATCAGCTAACGCTGTGAATTCTAACTCCATTAACGCTACTTCATCAGCTGCATTCTCAAGGGCAAACTTAAAGCCCGCTGAGTCTACACAATTAGAAAACGCAATTAATTTTACAACATCCTCAAATTCATCTATTACATCAGCGGTAAATACAAAGTTTTTCCCTTTTGACATGCTTCCATATGACCAAATCCCAGGTTTTAGCCCATCGGTACTTAAACCGAAATAATCACGCATAACCTGAACAGGAACATGTGCTGATACAGTCATATTCATTTTAGTAGCTTTTGATTTTTTCTTTACTTCAATACCTGCACACTTCTTAACTATTTCAACAACTTCTGTTTCACCTTCAATTTCACCTACACAACCAAATTTTGTTCCTGGTTGTTGTTGCCCATTCTCAAAAAATTGAACACTTGCATTTTGAATCGATACGGAATCGAACTCTTCAACTTTAGTAACAGCCATATTAAAATTCCTCCTTCAAAACCCTATCTACACCTTCGTGTAGTTTTTCTAAAATTTTTGGTGTTGCATTTATAAGTCCTTGTTCTGCAAATCGCTGTTCTAAGGGGTTATGCGAACCTCTTCCTTCGTTTGGAAAAACTAAATAGCCAAACGAACCTTTTTTATTCGCTGCTCCGCCACGCGCTACAATTTTAAATCCTAAATTTAACTTTTCACTTTTCGACCAATTACTGTTTCTTGCATGTATCTTATTACGGATACCCCACTTGGACTTTGAAACTGGAATAAGCTTTGTAATTTCTTCTGTTGCGATACGTATACCATCAGTGTGAAGAACATTATTAATAGCTGGCTCCATTTTCCCTGGTAACCGTATCATTTTTTGTTCAAGTGCGACAATATCATCATAATTAAGTTGATATACACTCAATAGGAATCATCCTCCTGAATGTAAAAAATACTCGGTCAATATATCGATCTGTATCTTTCATTTGTAGACGGTCATTTTTAGAAGTAACAAATGATAATTTTTTCACCTTACTAACAAGTGAGATAATATCAATGGTTTGTTCATCTAAATCATCTTGATTTTCAGATAAGTAGCTAACATATATGTTTTGAGAAATGGTCCGTTCGTTTGATGATGGTTGAAATTCACCATACTCAATTGTGAAACAGTTATATCCCGTTTCCTGTAATTGTTCTTCCTCATCTTCAGCTAATTCATCTTCTACAACTAATAATTTAAAATGATCTTCTAATCCTTTTTTAATTCCCATCCTCTGTTCTTTCATTAACTTCTTCGCCTTTTCGTTCACTGTTTTTCACCACCTGTTGCAAATAAAAATATAGATACTGTTTAGTTGAGCCTGGATCTACTTTGATTACGTCATATTCGACTTCATCGATCTTAACCTTTAATTTATTTTTGTTGATCTTTTTAAAAGAAGGTGGATACAGTGTTTTTAATTTTAAATCTAATCCCGTTGTTAAGACTCCAACCATTTGATAATCACTATCACGAAAAGACATTTCTTTATAAGCAAGCTTTCCTTCCGGATGAAACTCTTCTCCAACCCTCTTTCCTCTTTCAGAACGCTTAGTTTTTTTATATCCATATTGTAAAAAACCATCGTTAAGTGTCTCTCTATACGCTTTCTGCATTAATCACACCAACTTTTCCTAATGCTGCATGCAAAATGAGTCGAGATAATTCATCCCTATAATTCTTTTCAAATTCATCACCTGCATTGTTATACACGTAACGGCATCTTTCTAATAACAATTCTTTAGGCCATTCTTCATTAGAAAAATCAAAAGACGCATTTGTTAAACCAAACAAATACGCCTTTCCACGTGAAAGAATTTTATTTAAATGTGCATCTTCATCATTCCATGTAATTTTAAGAAGGTCTTTCAACTCATCTAAGAGATTATCCACCCACATCACCTTCTAATAATGAAATTAATTCGGCTTTTGTTGCACTTGATTTATATTCAATACCGCGCTGATCCAAAAATGATTGAATCTCTGTTTTTGTTAAAGATGAATAATTTATCCCCTCACTTAGAGAGGACTGATTAGGGAGTCGTTGTTCCTTCTTTATCTCCTAATTTACTAATATCAAAAACAAGGAATGATTTATTATCTTTTGGGCGCCCATTCGCATACTGTTTAGCAATATATACACGCTCATCTTCAATAAATCTCACTTCATCAGAGAATTCAATTTTTTGATCAGATCCTACACCTAAAAAGTAATCTTTCGCCATTCCAGTTACTGCTTTCCCATTAGGGACTTCTGTTGATTGAATAAATTGAATAGGAATTGCCGTATTTTGAACATATTCTCCACTTGCATTTTGGAAAGTGATAGCTGGGAAAATACGCGCCCAATAATCCATAGGATTTACAACCATGATTACATTTGCTACATTTCGTTTTCCGTTGTTCGTTAGTGGAGCCATAATTTCTTTTCCTAATGATTTAGGAGATAAATCATTTAATGCGACTGCTGTTTTATCTGGATAAATACCACCAACTACAGCTCCATCTAAATCCTTCATCATGCCAATTGGTTGCTCTTTACCTGTACCACTAATTACAGATTGTTCAAGTGCAATGTACATAGATTCCATCAAAACTGTACGAACATAACGATCCAGCCATTCAGGACCTAAATCTAACATCGCTTTACAAACTGGGATATATGCGCTTAATTTGTACAGGTTTAATTGAACTTTCTCAAACCCTTCATCAATGACCTGTTTAATGTCATCGCATAATTTCCCCCACCAAGCTGCTGGAATTTCACCTTTTTTCATAATCCATTCTGTCAATCCTGTTACATTAATAAAATCAATGGCTTGAAGTAAAGGGCGATTTCTTACTAAATCTTCAAATACACGGTCAATAACAGTTGCTGGGATTAATTTTTCAACCCCTGCAAATGCTTCACCACTTGCAATAACTTCATTGTAATATGCTCGTTCTTCGTTAGTTAAAGCGTGTAACCCACGGGAATTTAATACCGCTTGATTGTTTAAATTGCTTGCAATTTCACTTTGAACAGCTGGCGTTACTTCATTCAAAATATTAGTTTGAATTACATTCGCCATTTTTGTCATTGCTGCTGCATATGCTTCATTATCGTTATTTTCAAGAGCATTTTTAAATTCATTTTTAACATCTTCAATACTATTTTTATCTCGATCTAAATTATTAATCGTCATTTTCATTCTCCTTCCAAAATAAAAAAACTACTTGTCATTCTCCAAGTAGTTCATCATCATTACCGTTAATTGATTTTTAGGTCTTTCATCTTTTTTAACTCGATTTAATTTGTGAGTCTCATCATTTTGAGAGGCAACAATCTGATTACCTAAGTATTTATTTAGGATTGTTTCTTTTTCCGTTTGATTATTTGTTTCATCATCTTCTTCTGTGATCTCAATCTCATCAACAATTTCATCACATAACCCTAAAGCTAAACACTCTTCTGCTGTTAACCATGTTTCTTCAGCAAGTAATGTTTCTAATTCGCTTCGTTCACCTACAAAACGTGATGTATAACTTTCTGTTACAGCTGTATCAATTTTCTCTAAATCATTTGCAACCTTCCGTAACTGTTCTGCATTACCAGCGGCAAATGTCCAAGCCTTGTGAATCATTAACATTGTATTTTTAGGCATAATAACCTTATCCGCTGCCATTGCAATGACCGAAGCCCCAGAAGCCGCTAATCCATCAATATGAATAATAATAGTAGCGTTATGATTTTTGAACAAGTTATGAATAGCAATAGATTCAAACACATCTCCACCGGGGCTATTAATATGAACATGAATAGTTTCAGCATTAATATTTCCTAATTTACGTCTAATTTCACTTGAAGAAATATCAGCAAACCACCCTGATCCAATAGAACCATATAAATACATGTCAGCTTCATTTGATTCTGCTTTATTCATTACTTCGAAACGCTTATTAATTTTTGATAGTTCCATTTATCTCACCCCCTTCCAAATTATCAGCTTGTTGATAATTTTTCGTTACAAATCGTTTGTTTGCCCACGTCTCTTCAAGTGGCTCCCTTCCAAGAATAATCAATATATCATTAATAGATAAACCACCAATTGCAAAGAGCTTGTCCAGAGCTGTTGCTAACTTCGTAATATCCACAACTTTTATCTTATTTGTATCAATTTTTAAGTATGTACGATTTATATATTCCTCTTTTTCATACATCTTGCGATTGAATTCGTCCTGAATCAACTCGGCAATCGGATTAATACAAAAAGCCAAAAATGAATCCAGTTGCTTTTCGACGTCTGCCACATCACCTTTTAAAATTCCGATAGGGACATGAAAAGCAATGGCCACATAGTTAAATATGTCACTGATTAAATCACTAATGTCACGACTTGTACTATTGTTAGAAACCCCATTTTTACTATCGCTCATATCTTCGAATTCATAACCATGTTGCAATTGAAATGCGGAACCTACTTTATCAGCATTAAACCAGTTTTTTAATTGATTTTCAAACATTTCGTTAATAGCTTCTTGTGTTTCTTCATCCTGCGCTCTTAAAAAATCTCCTTTAATTAATAAGCGCTTATTATTTTTTCTTTTATAGTAATCAATAGAAGAGGCAAGCAATTTCCCCAAACTACTATACATTCCATCAATGACTTGCATGATATTACGATCATTTAGTTTAAAGTGAAACACATCTGATTCGTTAAATGATTTTTCAAAAGTGAAATCGCCAATCGTTATGTCATTATATATATTTTCTTTTAAAGAAAATTTAGTAACACTAAATGAATCTGCTATATACAATTGTTTATTTTGCATAATAACTACACATTCATTTTCCATAATCAGATGATTAACTAAGCTATGCATAAATTCGGATGCATTTTGATTTTGATTAGGTTGTACATTGAGCAAATAATGATTTTCACCACGTTTTTCTTTTCCTTTTTCAAACGTTTGAAATTCACACCTTGTTAAAGCGTTAGCGATTAAATCTATACAACTTTCTACAGCTAACTTTTTGTAAAAATAATCAATTCCTAATTCATAAAAACAAGAATCTAACGTGACTGTTTTCCTATCACCAAAGAAACCTCGTACCCATTCTCTTAATCCCAAATTCTCACCACCTTTTATACACTGAATGATTTGAATATCTTTTTGACATTATCTTTTGTTAAAGAATTTGACTCTTTTAACTCACTATCAAAATTAAGAGCATGTAAAAAAGCGAAAAAACCATCTGTTTTTCGCTTCTCTTTATCAATCTTTTTATATTCAATATTTCCATTCATTTTTTCTTCTTTATAGACGTTTCCAACATACCAACGCATAAGTGGATCATCACCAAATACAATTGTATGTTTAATAAATATCTCTTCTACAAGTGGAGCAAGTTTACTATGAGTTGCTGGACCACGGCGAACAATTTCAATTTCAAATCCGGCTGCTTCAAGCGACTCTTTTAAAATTGCTGAACGATATAAGTCCATACTTACCTTTTTTATACGATATTTCTTATTCATCATGACGAACCAATTCAGCACATGTTCCGCACTAATTGATTTGTCATAAACAACAGTAAGTAACCCTTTTTCAATTGCAATTCGAATGATATCTGGGTTAATATCTTGCAACTTAGGTGCTGTATGATGCATGAATGTATGTTGCAACCAATAACGTTTTCCATCTTTTTTGAAATATATCCCCACTGAACAGAAGTCGCGAATTTGAGCAAAATCAACAGCTCCTATACATTCTATCCCTTGAACATTTTCAGGGAATGGCTGCTCTGTAGCTAATCGTTCTTCATAGGTAGCAACTTCTTTTCGTGTATCTTCGACAGGTAAATTCATTCTTTTCGTCATGAATTCAATACGCAATGCACTGTTACGCTGCATATCATGGTATTCTTTACGCATTTCATGCTGCAAATTTTCATTATATCTATAGGAAGGATTCGCCTTTTCCCACATAGATTCATCATGAACTTCTTTTTCATCATCAAGTTTACATATGAATGGAAACAATGTAGAGTGTGGTAATTCTTTGTTTAACACTAGTTGTGCTTCTTCTTTCATATCATCCAATACTCCGCCACGTACATTTCCATCTGTTGTAATATAGAAAATCCTTGGATCCTTCTTTTTACCTAAACCAGAAGTGAAAACTTTTATATTAGAATAATCCTCATATTCATGTAATTCATCAAATATAACAGTTCCACTTCGCTTACCATCTTTTGTACGAGCATTTGAAGTATTAAATTCAAACTTAGACTTTGTTTTTATATGTTTAATGAGTATTTTTGATTTGTAAAAAACTTTTTTTAACTTCCTTGCAAATTTAGGTGTTTCTAAAATATTTAACACATCTTCGAATGATGTTTTCGCCTGATCTTCTGATGTTGCCACAATGTCTATATCATAATTTTTAATCCCATGATGACCACTTAACATATAAAAACAATCATAACTGATATATCCGTTTTTACCTGCCCCACGACCAAGTAATAACAAATATCTGTCAAACATAAGACGACCATCCTCATAACGTACACCGTAAAAAAATGCATTACAGAACCTTTGCCAAGCGAAAAGCGAAAAAGGAAAATAAGGCGCTGGCTTCTCCACTGATTTTTCAATAGCATCTGCATCAATCACTACACCTGGTTGATCTAACTTCCAACGAAGAAACTCCATGAGCTGTTTTTGCTCTTTACAACTTTGTATTTCCTCGTTTTCGACCATACGCATGTAATCATCAATGTAAGGATGATATTTATATGTGGTTGGGAATCTAGATGTCATCTTCATCATCACCTTCAATAGCTATCGGCTCTTTCAAACCAAGCACCTTTAGTAATTCCGTCATGCGCTTATTCGTCTCCCGAAACTCTTTTGTAGCTGGATTCGCCTTAATTCCTTTTTGGCTCTCACTATTTTGCCATTCAATCATTGGCCCATTCTTTTTCATTTCTCTTGCTAATTTATTTTTCACATCAAACATCGTTATGTAATCATCAACAAGATCAATGTAGTGCATTCCATACAAACCATTCATTTCCAATTGTTGTAATAAATCTTGCTTTATCTGTGCTTTTTTTGATAGTTTTCGCACAAGTACCCCCCCTCTTACTTTTAAATTCGCAAAAATGTTTTAACCGCTCTCCTACCCCCGTTGAACGGCCCTTCCATAAGAAGCCAAAACTTTTGACCGGGGGGTATTATGAAATCAATTCAAAATACGTTTCAATAAAATCCAAAACAAAAAAGATTTCCTCAGTGGAAATCTTTAAAATTTCTTTTGTAAATATTAATTTATTTTCATCGGTTAATCTTTCTCTTACATCAACAAGTGTAAGTCGCTTACACTTCCTTGGGTTCACACAGTCTCTTACCTGACAATATCTCCAATAAGAATACTTTCGGAACTGGTTAAGCATGTCACGCTCATATGATGTACGCTCGTCCTTCTCAGCGTATTGAATCATTAATTCAGTATCGAATGTCCAACTACCATCAACAATAATCATAGCTACCACCGTTCCTCATTCGTGAACTTAGGTTTGCTATTACTAATCATCTTATCCTTACCATCAGCAATGTTATGACAACGAACACAAAGATACTCAAGGTTATCTACGTTTAAAGCAAGATGTGGATGCGTCTTAACTGGTTTAATATGGTTCACATCCATCTTCATTTTACGTCCACGCTTATCAAGAGTTTCTCGTGTCGTTACCTTCCCTTTTCGTTTACAATGCTCACATTCATTCTTGGCTCGTTGGATTGCTATTAATCTTAGAGCATTCCACTCCTTAGACTTATAGAACTTCATAAGCTTGTCTTCTTTTATGAGTTGAATAAGTTCCTCTTCCTTCATACCCAACACCTCACAATTTAGCGTTAACTCTCACATTACGGTACGTGAAGTTTTATCTCTAATAAATGCAAAAAGAGCTATCACATTCGATAGCTCTTTTACTAAATAGACAAGTCATGTCGTGTACTACATATTTACTTCAGTTTGGTTAAGAGGTTCTACACCTCTTTCAATCGCCGACTGTACGTCACTCTCCCGTAGTTACTAATATGTCTCGTAGTCAGCGATTGAAAGAAGAGCAAAAGCTCTTCCTCGTATTAACAACAAGTTTTGATTTTGGAATTAAAATCAAGAAACAACATATCATTTATTCCTCATCCATCACCCGTGGTCTTAACGATCCATTTGAATTATAAAGGAATGCAAAAAACGTTTTCCGCCGTTTCTCACAATACAAATATAACACGTCTAAAATCTAATTTCGTCCGCAAATCGTTCGCAAATCCTCCGCGAAAAGTTCGCGAATCGTTCGCAAAAAGTTCACGTTTTTTATTTTCTATCTTCTCCTTTAACTAACAACCTTGGATTCGCTGCTCTAATTGTCCAATCTGCACCGCGTTTTCCAAAGTCAATTCCTCCCACTAACTGAACATCATTTCCTAAACCATTAGTAATTAGATTAGAAAATGAACCCCCTTCTTTTCTGTCCTGCCTCATCTTTTCTTTAATCTTCATAGTTGTCGCATCTTCAAACTGAATCATCTCGTCAAAAAATATTCCATCGCATTTCAATCCATCCTGCTTATCATCATTTTTGCACATCATTTTTGTCCTCTTTTCGTATAGTTTTCATTCAATACAGTCTGTTATCTCTAAAAATGAATTCGCTACAAGTCATATTGTGTTGAATTAGTCCATTACAATTCAGCTTAGAACCATCAAGCTTTTCAGCATATCAGCAAAACCAATTTGACACTTTTCTTTTGTAGCAAATTCAAAAATTGCATAAAAAAATAAAATTCTTAGATTCTGAATTTCTTTTGATAATCATTTAATGTATCTTGTTCTATTCCAATGTATCTCAATGTTTCTTTTTGGTCCGTATGATTTAACATTCTCTGCAAAACGACTACATCTTTAAATTGCTTATAGTGGTGATATCCATATGTTTTTCTAAGCGAGTGCGTACCGATTCGCTCCAATCCAAATTCCTTTGCTGCCTGATTTAATATTACATAGGCCATCGATCTAGTAATTGGTTTATTCTTTCCGTTTCTACTCTTAATAAGAAATTCATTCTTCGGTCTTCCATTTGCATATTGCCTTATTGCTTTCTTTAGTTCAGATGGCATCTTTACTTCTTTAACTTTCTTTGTTTTCTTTTCACGAATAAAGATACTCCACCCTTCTACATCACGAATCCGAAGGCGCAATATATCAGAAATGCGTAACCCTGTGTTAATACCCAGAAGGAACAAAATATAATTACGTTCATTCTGTTCCTTGAAGAATTCTTTAATTTCTTGGATTGCTTCTTTATCACGAATTGGTTGAACAAGGTTCATGCACTTTTCACCTCTGCCTGTCTATGATTCTTTTTATACACCTCTATTTTTAAAATGAAAGCCAATCGTAATAACGCTTGTCCTTTTAATTTGTAATACTTTGTTTTCCCTACTCCTAGATCCAACCAAATATCAGGATCATATCCTGGTAGATCTCCCATAAATCTTTCTAATATTATTCGTCGTTCATCATCCTTTAGACGATTAACACCATCATATATCCAACTCATAAATTCATTTCTCTCTTGCTCATACTCTATTCTTTCAATTGCAATCTCTTCTGTAGAACTGTGAAATGCATTTGTAAATGATGGAGGAATAATAGAATACGATGGTGTAACTTTAGGTAAAATATCACTTGGCATTGTTGCTAAATACTGACGATACACTTCAAATACTTGTTCAACCGCTTGCTTTGTTCTCTTTCCATCTACAACTGGCATTTTGAATGATAATTGTTTTTTCATATTAATTCCTCCAAGTTTTTTTATTTTTGTCTGAGGGCACCACCATGACCACGCTCATATCGTGCTCTACGAATACCCATTAATTCCTCTATATCTCGAATGCTTAATTTTTCTTTCTTATGCTGCCTATTCTGTTTCTTTTGCTGCTGATTACGAATCTTTTTCATTCCCATCACCTCTAAGCAAAATAAAAAAAGCGGACACCAAACTACAGAGCAATCTCGCTTATGCTCTTTGTAGTTCAGTGTCCGCTGGTTCTTCCAGTAGGACAAAATGTTTAATTGCTATTATTATATCATTTTCTTGCATTTTTTTAACTTTTTAAATGATTTAATTAAATAAACTCTAACTATTTTATCTAATTAAAATCCGACGTATGGAAATGAATCTACTTTTATATATATTATTTCGTCTACCTTATTGTCCTCTTTACCTACTATTAGCAATTCAGACGCATTTATTGGATTTTCTATAACTTTAACTCGTTTGTTCTGCATCATTTCTTCTTT